ATATCTTGGGCTTGTTGTGATGCATCCCCATTACCATTGGTAACCTTAACAGTAAAGTTATTACTAGCACCACTCTTAGCACCCTCTGCTGTTTGTGCAGATAACCCAAATAATTGTTCTCTCAATGATTCATTTTCTTGCAACAATGCCTCATTCCTAGCATTTAAAGATACTCTTTGAATTGCTTCATTAATTGAGTTTTGAACTGCATTTTGTAAATCAATTGTTGTTTCTGCTATTTGTTGGTTTGCTATATCAGCTTGTTCTCTAGCTATATTTGCTTTTAATTTTTCATTATCCAACTCTATTCTAAGAGTTTCGGCAATAGCTTCTAACTCTTGTATGATGGAATTTAAACCAATAATATCTCCATTTAGTCTTTCAACTTCATTTGTTAAATCATCTATTCTATCTAATGCTTCTTGATAAATTGAACGAAGTACAGTATCAGGTAGTGGTGCTGGTGCATTTGGTATTAATTCAAATATACGAGTATCTATTGATTTTTCCAATTCAACACTATCGTATTTAGGTCTAATTAATTTACCACCAACTATACCGCCATCCATTTCTTGCTCACTAATATATCCATATAGTTCATCATATTCAGAACTATTAACATCATTCCAATCTATGCTAGATGGATTTACATTGGGTTCAATGGTTGTAGAATCAATTGGTTTATTTCTAATTGTATTAGATAGTGGATTGATTGGTTTACCCTTAATTACATTCTTTTTTGCTATTCGTACACCACGTTCATTTTTTTTAGGAAGATTAAGAGAACCACCATCTTTAAGCTTGTTATAGAATCGCTCATCAGCTAAACCACGTTTTGGAACAAGGTTTTCATTACCCATCCCATCACGTCCACGTTTTATAGCTTCTCGCTTTTGTTTTGCTCTTTTATCTTTTTTGTTAAACATAAGTTTACGAAATTACGCTAAATGTGTAATCATCATCAAAGAAATAATCAGTTCCATTGATTCTAATTTTAAATTCTATAATATATACTCTATCAACTTCCCAATTAGATAAATTTAAATTAAAGTAGTTACCATCAGTATCACAACTTAATTTTGTGTAATCTGAAAATGGAACGATTACTTCACCCGAATGATAATCACATATTTGGTAATATGATGTTGTTGGTAAGAATTTACTAATACCATATTGCGCAGTTGATGAGAATGTTTTAATTGGATATAAGTCTCTACCAATTACCCTAAATTTAGGAGTTGTGTTTACTTTATATTCTTTTTTGAAGTTTCTAATTCCAACTTTGATTTCTTCAGATGTTAGTTCATCTAATGAGCCAGTTGAAAATACCGAATCATCCCATCCTATTCTAATCTTTGGTTGATGAATAGTGTTTGTTTCTTTACTAAAGAACTTTAAAATACCATAATCATTGTTATCCTCTTCTTTTTCCAATGGTAATTTTAATATAATACCATCATTTGGAATAGAACCACTAATCCAATCAACCATAATGTCTTTGATATCCATTGAAATATCTGTGGTCTTATATTCAAAGTTTTGTAATGAAGAAGATGCATAATAAAATGTACCACCCTTACCTTCATATGAACCAGTAGATACACTACTAAATTCAGATGTTTCTAACCATCGTAATACAGAATCACCCTCTCTATTGTTCCAAGTTACACCACTTGTAGTAATATCATCGAATCTAGTACCATTACCCATCTCCCAACTTTGAGAAATCGGATATGCTTCTATTTGAAATTCTAATGGAAGTTCTTCCGATTCAGTTTCTTTTAATATAAGAGTTGCTTCTGACATTGTTACCGAACCCTCAGATAAACTGGAGGATAGTCCGTTTACATCAAATTTAAGAAGTGCTCTTGATACATCTTTAATATTACCATAGTAAACCTTACTTACTTCTAATACCTCATCTAAACCAGCGTTTTGGTCGGGTTGTTGTAAGTACACCGATGCATCTTTTGATGCTGTTAAAAAATAGTATGCCATTATCTTGCCCTCCCTTTTATATCCGAATTTGGAAATTTAACTTCGAAAACCGATGGGTCTAAAGATGGATATAAAATCTTATCTTTAATCGCCGCTTCTATATTATATGAGTTTGGTGTATATTGACCACCACACTTATTTACAATTTTTAATTTTGGTACTGAACTAACTCCCTCAACATTTGCCACAATCAATTCTAATTCAGAAAGATTAATAGTATTATTAAAAGTCCAATTATCAATACTAAAATAATCTTGTAGTTCAGATATACAATCTGATAGTACTTCACTTTTATTATAACTTTTTAAAGTTATAATTTCAAACTCAACACCAATATTAATGATAAACCCATCATTTATATTTACACCATCAGTTAAAATTTTGTATTCTGAAAGATATGTTTTTAAATTTTCCTTTACTGCTCTATTAAGATTTGTTAACTTCTTTTCGGAATCATATCCTAATAAATAAAGATTAATAGCAAATGGATTATTCTTTTCATTATCATTAGATGTTTTACCAGTTAGATATTTTTGTATCTCTTGCTTAACACTTCTTCTATCAGGTTCCTCATTATCAGGTTTTTCTACAAAACTCATTACCAATTCGGTAAACTCATTAAGAGCTTGTGGTGAGCTTAATATAGAAGATGGTGAGTTATTATCCAATGTTCCATCTGCTGTAGCGTATGCTTTTGCAATCGAACCAAACTTAGTTGGCATCGATAATGCTCTGATTTCATAATCCTTAGAAGTTACTGCTCTATTTTGTGAACCGAAGTTAGCCAATGCGTTTTGTCTAATCTCCTCCATTGTATCACCACCCTTACCACCAGTTGCAGGAACTTCATTATCTACTGCGATAGAGTTTTTAGCTGCATTGTATATTGATAATTGGGTTGGTGTAAATAATGTTGTATCTTCTTCAAATTCCGTACTTCTAATTTGAGTAATTGAACCTTTCTTTACATTTGATTCCACACCACCACCAACTAAATACTTTACAGTTATAGTTGTGTTAGATGGAGATGTACCATATGTTTTAGTTTTCAAAAAGTTAGTTGGGTCAAATGATTCTTCTAATTTAGAAATAGAATTAGGTAACCCCAATCCAACGTTTTTAAGGTTAGGTATAATCGTTTCATCATTTGATGTTGGGTCTCCAGCTCCAAATTGAATAGTTGTTGTACTGTCTGGGTTGATTTGTTTAACAAATCTACGAGATGTTTTTAATGTATTTAAAACATAAGGTACAGTTGATTTAAATTGATAAAGGTCTGGGTCATTTGATTCTGTATTTGGGTAATCCACAAATACTAATTCTTGTGCTAAATAAGGTACTTCATAGAATTTGTTACCATTTGAATCCCTTACATCATAGATATCTATTATGTTGGTATCTAATAAATCAATACTTTGAAAAGATTCATATGCACCAAACGTAAACTCTTCCTCTTTTATTTCAGCTGAAATAGCATTTACCAATTTCTTAACTAAATAAAATGAAGTTTCTCCACTTACTGAATCAGTTTGGTATATTGTAATTTCTCTATCTGTTGAATCTGAAAAATCTACAACATCTCTAGTAATAAACTTAACCCCATTTGATGATTCTAATATCATACCTTCTTTAATTTTTAAAAGATACGTTTCATCAAATGTATTATTTGCACCTGTTCCAGTTGATGGAACCAATTGGTAAACTGAAAGAGTTGTTACTGCTGGTGAGGATACTTTTGGTTTATATCCTAAGTATTGTGAGAGTGCTATCACATTCTCAATATCATCAGCATAAGTCATTAATGATTCCTTTAAGGTATCATCAACATAATATGAAAGTGAATCACCAATGTAAGATGCCATTTCAATGAACATCATACCCGGTGAAGATTCGTTAAAATCAGAATAAGTTTGTGGGAAATAAGTTTTAGCAAACTCAATAAGATTAGTTCTGAATTCAGTAAAATCTTTATTGAGGTATTTTATATCCTTACCTCTATTCTTAAAATTCTTTGTTGTTTTTGTAATTGCCATATCTTATTATCCCTGAACTGTAAATGTTAGAGTTTCTAAATTAATATCATCTCCTATTCTAAATTTAATCGAAACATTTAATTTATTGTTATCTCTCAATTCATCAGTTGATTCAATATCAATCTCTTCTGCTGTAACATAAGGTAACCATTGTTCTAAACTATCGTTTATAGTATCTTCTATTCTACCTTCCAAATCATCTACATTTGGTTCAAACAATAACGATTGTAAACCACTACCAAATTCAGGTTGTATAATACGTTCCCCCTTTTTAGTAAGTAGAAGATTTTTAATATTTGATTTAACTTGGTCTTTGGTTAGAAACGATTGCTCGAATGTATTTTCACCAAATTGTAATGGTAAAGTGATACCAATCGCATAGTTTGCAAATTCTTTAGTATCTTTAACAATTCTTCTTCCTAACTCAACTGCCATAATCTATATTACATTCCCGGTCTCCAAGGACCTTTCTTTTTATCCAACGCTTTCATTAAACCACTATAATCTCTATTTAGTGCTTTATCCAATCCAGTGTTTCCAGTATGAACACCTAAACCTTGTTTTGGTGCCATATCTCCGTAACCCATTTTTTGTGCTATATTTGATGCACCTAATGTATGTACTGAGTTTGAATCGAAGTTCATCGTACCAGACGATACTTCGGTTGGTGCCCCAGCATATGATGGAACATTAGTTCCACTTCTTTGTTGTGAGTTAAAGGGTTGTGTTTGTGCCAATACCTCATTTAATGCAGGATTCTTACTAAATATTTTTTGTGGTTGAACTGGTTCTTCCACTACATTTGAATCCATAAATGTTGGTTGTTTTGGTGTAACAGCTTCTTTAAGTTTTTTGTTTTCTTTCAATAACTTAGCCATTTCTTTTTTAACACCCTCTTTAACAAGTTTAGGAAGAATCACTTTGATTTCCTCCTTAACTATAATTTGTATTGCTTTTATTAATTTATCAGTGTCCATTGTATAAAATGTTTTCCTTTCTATATAAATATTTGATTTAGGTTTTTTTAATTTTTAATACAATCAGGTCGTATTGCAACCAATTGTTTCTTAAATTCTTCTATTTGTTTATTGATAGGATTGCCATCTCCAATATCATCAATGCCATCACCCAACGTTGTGTTAACTATATCTTCAAATGAACTATCACCATCTAAACCATCCGATGGTAACTCATATTCTTGCATAGGTCCAACCTCACTTATTGTATTATTATCAGGTTGTTGTATTACCGCTGGTTCACTTCCATCTTCAGATGGAAAGTTTATGTTTGGTAATGGAATAGTTGGTGGTATTATATATGCAGTCCAAGGTATAACTGCTGGTGCTGGTATTGGTGAAGGTGATGCTGGATATAATGATGTTGTTTGTATAAATCCACCTATTGAAAATAAATGTACAATAGCCGCAAGTACAAACATATTAACCATTATCTCTTGCTTTTTTGCTGGTTTTAATGGTGGATATAGTGGCCACACCCCAACATTACTTACTAAGTTTGAATTAACTGCTATGTTTTGAATTGTACCTGGTGCTGGAATAAGTGGAATTGGGAATGGATTCATAGGTGCACCCGCCCAATATGCTTTTACACCATTTCCAAATTCATTTGGTAATGAGAAATCAACACCAGGTGGAGTTGATAATCCTTTCAATAAAGCTACCCTAAAGAGAGTTTCCATTATTTGTTTGTTACCAGATTGTACAGCCTCACCATTAATTAAATCTCTACCCCTCTTAACGCATGCATCATATTCATTAGCCCAAATTTTTGCAACTTTATTTACATCTAAAGTATTATAATTCGGATTTGTTTGTCTTAATACATTTCTTTTGAATAATCCCCAGGACATTTTTTATTTTTTTAATAAATCCAATGGATTTGGTAAATTAACATCAGGTATCCCAACTTTTGGTATTTTGGGTAATTCTATATTAGGTATTTTAGGAATATCAATATTAGGTATTTCAGATATCTTTGGTATTTCTGGAATTGGTGGTAAGTTAGGTGGAGTTGGTAACTTAGGTAATCCTTTTTTAAGTTTAGGATTTTTTTCTACCTTCTTTTTTCTAAACTTTGGAATTGGTGGTAACTTTGGTAACCTAATTTTAGGTAATTCAGGTTTTTCAATCTTTGGTATTTTTGGAACCTCAGGAACTTTAGGCACATCAATAGGTAATGATTTAGCCAAATCACCAATTTTTCCAGTTTGTTTAGATAAATCTTTTAGTGCCATATTATTTAAGTTGTACGTTATTACTTAACATTGATTGTAATTTAGTTTTCAATGTTGTAAATTGTGCTATATTGGTTGGACCGGGTGATGATGGACCGGCTGGAGTTAAATATATTTGTTGTGTTATTAAATCTATCATTTCACCCAATAACTCTACCAAAGTTTCACCCTTAGCAGCGGCTTCCAATTCACCATCAGTTCCTAACATAATAGAACCATTACCAATATCTAAGTTAATATCTCTATCTTGTGTATCAACAAATATATGATTATCAGTTGTAATGTTTATACCATCAGTTGCATCAATTGAAAATTGACCATCGGTTATAAACCCTACATCTTTTTTTGCAGAAAAAATCATTTCAGCTGCTTTAGCAGAAACGATTATTCTATCTGAATTTAGTAGAATTTGATTTCCCTTTAATTCAGAAGGGTAATTGTAAAATGATGGATATTCATTTTCAGTTGGTAATGTATATTCTAATAATCTATCACCACTACCTAAATAAATAATATTACCATCATCATTAATATTTTCTTCAGTAGATGCTCCAATTGGTTTTGTTAAAGATTCACCATTTTCTCCATTTCTAATTGTAATGCTTGGTGAAAAAATGTTATCAGGATTATTATATCCACTAAATCTAATTGATTGACCAAATCTGCTTTCTATTAAATTATCACCTTCATATAATTTAAGTTTATGAATAGTTCCATCTGGTGTGAAATATTCACCCAATGTTGAGGTATCAGTTTCATCTAAGGAACTTTCAGCTCTTGGTATTCCAGTTGATTGTACACTACTATAATTAGAAGCTGTATTAGTATCTGCTGCTTTTTCTTTTTTCTGAACACTACTTATCTCATCTAAGCTAGTGTTAACATTTGGTAAAGATGAACCTATAATTCGTTCATACACATAACCACCGCTGGGTGAGTTAATTATATGAATAGTTTCATTTACAGTTGGTAATGAAACATTTGTTTTATTTTTAGGTAAAGCTAAACTCAGTGCTTCATCTTTTTTATTTGGACTATTCGATGCTCTGAATAATACGGCTCCAATGTATTTACTCTTTAATTCTTCTACTATTTCTAAATCAGTAAGAATATCATCAGAAGTATCCAAAATAACCTTATACACCACACCCATAGTGGATGTTGGTTTAGGTTTTCTATCAACTCTTTGATTAGATTGTACATTACTATTTCTATTGAACATAGCCGTTTACTTTTCTATTTTTTGTTTTACTTCTTCTATTTCATTTTGTAAATCATCTACCCTACTAACCTCATCTTGAACTTGTTCAATCTCTGAAAGTAATTGTTCTCTTTCTGCATCGGTAAGATATCCAGTATCTCCTTCTGATTTTTGGCTTGATGCGATAATTCTTTGTGCGATAGTTGCTAACTTAACTAATTGGTCATCGTTACGAACTGATGTATCAATTAAGTCTTTGATGACCGGGCCTAAGATTCCCATATCACCATTATGTCTAATCATTTTTCTGATTTCAAAGATGACTTCAGAAATATGTTTCTTTTTATTTATTTGATTGTTATAGATATCCTCAAACAACCCACTAAGGTTTTTGCCTGGGAATAATTCAAAATCTGTTGACATAGTTTATTAATATTGTGTTCAATATATAAATATCAATAAACAAAAAAGTGTGGGATTACCTACCTTGCCCCCTATATGCCTTTTTGTAGTTTCTACTATTTTTAGATTTAGAAGTTTTGCTCTTAGCGTGAACACCAGGTCTCTTCTTACTTTGAGAACGATATAACGAAATACCAAAACCTCCCTTTGCTTTTGCCATAATATATTTAGATTATACCAATAAGTATATTCTATTAAACCAAACAAAAACAATTACTTATTCTTATAAAAGAATTCTAATATATCTCTTTCTAAAGTAACATCCATTACGAAGTTATCTCCATACATAATGCTAGTAAATGTTCCTTCATCTTCATCGGTTATTTCGATAACATAATCTATCTCATCAAATGTTACTTTATAACTTTCACTCTTTCTGATTCTTTGTATGTTTTTATGTTCCGTAGTTCTTTCAACAACTTCTTTACCACTTATATCAGGTACATTTAGAAGTTGAGTTACACATTTAGCATAGTTTGTTTTGAGAGTATCTATAAAGAAGATATCATTCATCTTACTCATTAGATACAATCTTTGCTTTTTATCCAAACCACCTGCCTTAAAATCACCAGTGTATTGTACTATCGGTAAAGATAGTATTGCTTTTTTAGAATCATCTTTTAGATTTCTGAAATCTACTTTGGATTTTATTTGATGAGGATGATTGATATCTCTATCACATGGTAATGCTAAAATATCATAGAATGTATTTGTACCAAAGTGTTCTTGTATTAGAGGACTCATCTTTATTCTTTTTCAGTAGCATATTTTACACCCATAATTGTACCAACGATTGAGAATGCGTTAGTAAGGAGAATACCAAACATATTACTCCAAGTAGAACCAATGATTTGAGTATCAGTACCAGACATCAATGCCAATCCATACATAACAGTTGTAAGAATACCAACTCCAACAATTACATAAAGTGCAACCTTTACAATCGTACTGATTAATTCGAATTGGGTTTTCTTTTGCATTACTTCTAAATCTTCCAATGCTTTATCCTTACCCTTTTCTGCTTCCTCTCTTAACTGA